GTCAATGAGAACCTGTCGTTGTTCCGGAACTTCCGGTTTGCCCAACAGAGCGGATAAAATAGCGAACCTCGTCAGCGACGTGGTCCTCTGCCTCAGTGTTTATATCGTCTGGGTTCTTTTCATCACGGGGAAGAACTGGTAAAGTCTCAATAAAAGCTGTGCAGTTAGTGAAAACGAATAAAGCTGGCTTTTCTCGAGGGAAAATAGCTATAACTTCGCCTTTTTCGTCTTTCTTTACGTTGGGACCAGCGTTTCTGATGCGTTGTCGCAGTTGGGTCCAGCCAGTAACACGAGATCCAGGACGTTTATCAGCCGCGTTCCACATAATTCCAGGATATTTGTTCCCATCATCTAATCTTACTTTGGCTTTCATGTCCGTGGCGATACAATTTCCGTTTTCAGCCGCAAATATCTGCGAATCAGCAACACCTGTTTTGACGCGACACCAAGTTGTTCCTCTTTCTCTCCAACCCCATTCCATTTCTCTCTTAACGATGCCTTCGGAGATCTCTGAAGCCAGAATATTAAGCCCTTCGTTCGGACGGTTGTCGTGGCATCCATACCATTCTCGAATACGAAATACATCTCCCCGAATGGTGCTTCGCCAATTTCCATCCCGTAGCTGTACGTCTTCTCCATTGCTGATTGCCCACCAGCCCACAGAGAAAGGCTTGCTCGCACCCCAGTCAAAGCTCCTAGTGATCTTCCAATTAAACGGAACATCAAACGGTAAGACAACATTGTACTTAGGATCCCATACATCGTCAAACATTCCTCCAGATACGATATCCCATGAACCATCTAACCAAGCCTTCTTCTGGGCTTCGTTATCAGCTGAGGCGGCGATTTTCTGTTTATATTCTGGATCTGCTTCAAGTAGTATAAGATTCTCATCAATGTGTGATTTAATGCTGAGACGTGGCGGTTCTTTCTCCCCATCTTCATCCATGATATCACGACGAACTATCATGTTCAACGACTGTGGCTTAAACCTGTTTTTCACCCAGTTGTGACCTGGACCTGACGGGTTCGTGGTTGCCCGACACATGCGTGGCATACCCTTCACAGAGGAACGGCAGGTGGACATCATTTTCTTGTAGCCTTTGGCGTTGGGCCAGTTACAAAGTTCTTCCCAACCAATCCATGGATACTCGTGACCGTGATAGTTATCATAGTCATTTTCTTTTGCAAACTGTCGCAGAAGAAGCTGCTCTCCAGTGGGCCAAGTCCACGTATGTTCGGAGTGGTTGAACTTCGCAGTAGGCCAAATCTGTGGAATCCACTTTTTTGTCTTCGAGATAACGTCGGTCAACTGCTTGTAGGTCTGCCGAAACAGAATTCCTTTCCAACCAGCACCATGTCCTTTACCAACGTGCATACAATAAGACATGAGGAGGGAATCAGTTTTCCCTCCTCCTCGTGTTCCCTCAAACAATACCTCAAAGATAGGAGTAGATGACAAGAACGCTTCTTGCGATCCAGGCATTGGTCTCCAGACTACATTCTTTGGATATGATTTCGTTTCTAATTGCATGCTATTAGTTGAAGTCGGCGTAAGTAATAGTTACGTTTCCAGCGGCTGTAGCTGCAATTGAAGCAATGTCCCAAGACATATTCGTGAAAGGTAAGTTGATAGGAAGTGGGCCACTTGACAAGGACGTTCCTGGCAGTCCAATAGTAAAGTCAGATTGGCCATCACCACGGAAAGTGTTTGCCAAGGTGGTGGCAACGATTGAACCCATAACACCTGTGAGGATTATGATGTTTCCAGTAATACCTGATGTTTTGAATGTACCAATAGCTGCATCGTTTACGATAGTAGCAGACTGCGCCAACGCTTGAACCGAAGCCAACGAAGCGCTGCCAGCAGTCATCATTGTAGTAACCAATGTTGATGATCCAAATATAGATGCTTTCGCAGCAGAACTGGTTAGCATTATCGGGAAGGCAATTGGGTCACCTATTAGTGTGTTCATAACTGATACACTACCTGTAATTTCAGTGATTGCTACCAATGATCCTAGAACAGTGTCTAAGTTATCACTTGCAATCATTGTAGCAAGCGCAGTTGGTTCAGCGAGTATAGCCATCATACTGGGCGTACTATTCGCAATGGCAAAAGAAGCCGAGGTGTCAGCAAATATGTCTGCGACACTTCCAAAAATTTCACTGTCTAGTTCACCAAGTACAATCAAAACAGAGTAAATGTTAGAGGCTAATGTTGTAGAGGAACTCAATATAAATTCCCAAGCTGGTCTGTAATTAGCTATGATCTTCAATGCTGACGGCACCCCGATTACCAATGTTCGTGCTTCATCGGTAACTTCATCAAGTGCAGTTTGAGATCGCGCAATCAAACGCATACTCATATCAGAGTTTGCAACGATAGTCATAGCAACCGTATTGCCTGCGACATCGCTCATAGCAGGACCAGATTGAGTTACAAGGCCCATAGCTGGCGCACTCGCTACAAGTGCTTTCATTGCTCTTGTGCTAAGAGATATGGCCAACATCGTAGATGAGTCTGATATCATATCAGCTAGATTATTAAACCCAGCAGGGTCAAGACCAATAATTGTCGCTAGAGTGTTTACGATATTTTCTTCGTAATATTCTGAGACGCTGAAATAACTCCAAGCGACTGCATTATCGACCACTGCGCCCAGTGCCGCGACATTTGTTGACGTAGCTGTCATAGCGGCTTGGTGCTCTGCAATCTTTTCTATTGCAGCGAAATTATACACGGACGTCTGCTCAAAAACAACGCGAATTGCTTCATCGCTTGCGGTAATAGCCGTCATCGTAATGGGGTTTGTTGCCATTCTTCTGGCCATGTGTCTGGTGCTTAACATCGCCCCGAACTCTGCTGATTGTGCTGGTGAGTTTGTTAGTGTAGTTTCTAACTCTGCTCCTAACACAACCTGACCCTCTACTGCCTGTAGTAAATTTAACGCTCTAAATAGTCCCATGATTTTTATCCTTCTTGCTCAATTAGAGCTATGATTTTATTAGTCGCCATGACCGTCGCGATCAATGTCTTCCCAGCGCTCCCATGTGTCGGCATGTTCAAACATTTTTTGAACTTCGGACCACTCAAATGCTGGAAGAGCCATGACCCATTGACCTATTGGAGTTACACCGTCAGAAGGGTCTACTGCTTGGAATACCATTTCATCGTCATCAAAATATTCAAAAGTCGTAGTATATTGAAAATGCCCTAAATCTGATATAGTCACAACATCACCCGTAAGAGGCACAGGCAGCACTGGTGTTCTTAAACTTGCTCTATTTTCATAACTTAGAACGGGTATTTCTACCTGCCCTCTCGCAATAACCAATGGACTACCGCCGAGGATTGACACACCGTTGATTGTGCTGATATTCGTGCCTGACACCAACGTGGGTTGCTTGGCGTCCAAAGCTGTCTGTCCAGCGGAACTGACGGGCTTATTCGCGTCTGACGTATTGTCGACGTTGTTCAAGTCATTGTTGATCGTGTCGATGGATGCAGTGAATTGTGCGACAGCATCATCAACTGTGATTTGCTGTGCGGCAACGGCGTTCAACAAATCCGTTGTGGAAGTGGTTAGTGCGGCGACTTCTGTTTCAATTGTCATTATGTGCCTACTTTGCGATTAGCTGCACAACAAGCGTTTGCATGTCGATTAGGTTGACGGCCATACTGACCAAGGGGATTTGAGCAGCGTTCTCTGAAACAGCAACCGCGTCAATAATTTGCTGTTCGGTCTCAGACTTCAAAACAACGACTGCATCTAATAGCTGGGTGGTCTGTAAGGTCAGTGCATCAAGTGAAGTTTCAACTGTCATTACATTTGTCCTCTAGATACTATTTGCGCAGTTATACGCTGCGTCTGAATAAGTCGGCTAGCAGCGTTTAATCCGGCTATTATAGTTGCGTTAGTTTCAACATTCTGCTCGTAAGTAATTGTTCCTGTCGTGTCTGACACATACATTAGATAACCAACGCCAGTCCGCACAAAGTAAATAGTGTCAGCAGTCAGAACCTCTGGCAGTGATGATACAATTTTCTCTGTGCGTAAATAACTCATTACCAGCCTATGCTATCCCAAGCGGTCACCGGCAGTGACCCGTTATATAAAAGTCGTCCATTGCCGTCTTCTGTGATTAGGTCAAGCTCTGTCTTGTTGGCGTGAATGTGGATTTTTGATACTGCGTCGTCAATTTGAGCTGGCGAGCTTGACGGACCACCAACAATGTCACTCCAGTTCATAATTACATCGAGGCTCTCATACTCGGCAATCTTAGTAAAAGAAGTGTCAGATTGGCGATAGATATATGTTGCAGCACCAGAATCGACATCAGAGTCTGATGTTGCATCAAGTACCATAATTTGTGTGTTTGCAGTAAGAGTAAGCGCTTCCATCGCAGCATAGTCTGCGACGACTTCGATTGCGGAAAGTGCTGCAAGGTCTGAGTCAATCATCCCCTGAACGTCGGCTTGGTCAATGACACGCTTAACAGTAGATGTGTCGGCACCAGTGACGTAAATTTCAACGTAATCAGGTCGTGCTGCTGGAGCCACCAGATAGATTGAGTGAATTTCTAAGGAACCTGTATCAGGGAGCGCGAGCTCCTTAAATACTTTATACTCGGCCATTTTTAGTTCCTTACCAGTTGGATGAAGAGAGTAGTGCTATTGTTCGCCCAGAGGGTCCTGGAACAGCGACTTTAACCGTAATTAGCTTAGATGCCGTTATAAGAGCATTGATCAATTTAGGTGCTTGAATATTTATCTTAACTGAGTTAGTATTGATCACACTTACTGAGAACACTTTTGGAGGATTCACGATTAGAGCCAAAGAGGAAAGAGACTTGACGATTATGGTTTTATCTGACATGCACTTCGATCCTTTCACTGGCCAGTGAGTTACCATCTGTGAGAACCACTTGCAATCGTAAATAATACTTTCCGGGAACAACCATGGAATTACCTTCAATCTTTATTGTAGCTAGTCCATTTGGTCCATCTAAGAGTGTCGTTGTGCATTTTCCAGCAAGATCACCAGATGCTTCAATTATTACAGGAGACACAATTTCGATAGCGACTTCATCTTCATCTTGAAACAAAAATTGCAAAATAGAGTCTGATCCACTGGTGATAGAAATAATGTCCATTTTATCCTCGTTCTGATAAAAATCAACTTAGCATTTCTTGTTCACACTAGCAAGCCTAAAACTTATCGAGACCTATCTGTATTGCAACCCTGACAGATAATTCTTAGATTGTCAAGGTTATTGCTTCCTCCTTTGGACTTTTCCAAGATATGATCGAGACTGGCCATTCGTCTCGCTTGGGCTTTTCTCCCTTCAGGATCTTTGTTTCTCTTTATCTTTTCTTCGTTATTTGGAAAGTACATTCTTACCCCACAACAAGGACAGAAGAATTCTTTATGAGCCCAAGCGCGAGCTTTCATGCGGCTTCCCGCTCTCATCGCTGTTTTATGAAAGTCTTTCACAACACGCTCCTATCATTGCCGTCCCAATCGTAGTAGACCATGCGACCGTTTGCTCGTTCCACGTGTGTAGATACGTGATGCCAGTGTGATTTTGTTTCGTTGATAGATTTATCACTTGTGATCACACTACTACAAACTAACGGTTCGTAAATAATTTTAATCTTAAACAAACCCCGAAAGTATTGTCTATGTCCAGAAATTGTGATGTCCTGTTGGGCTCTGCTACTTTGCATCAAGATCACTTGATCATAAGAACTCAGTTCGAGAACGTGTTTACCTCCTGTCTTCATGTCTCCTGTTTGCATCGCTTTGTGATATAGATCGTTGATTACTTGTATCATGGTATTCCTTTCAATATCGTACCCAAGAGGGTGGGCGCGTGCCTTGGTCTAAAAATCTGGTTTTGACTATTTATCCATCCAGCTAGACCGATCACTCTTTGCTTGGTAATCTACTTGATTGATGTCTGTTTTCTTGTAGGCAAAAATTTCTTCTGTGACTTGTGTTGGGGTGCAAGAATCGAAAGTAAACACGTCACCTTCTATTTTGGTTATTTCACATGGTCTTCCCCTGTTAGAGAAAACGAAGTCACCAACTCGTAACTCACTTGTGGGATAGAACTTGGCTTTAGTTATCATGCTTCCATCTGACACTATTATCACCGGCTCGCGGAGGTCTATTTGGGCCTCTACTTTATTTGAGTGGTAGATCAGGTCTTCGCAGAGCTTGTTTCCTAGCTCGTTGAGGGGCGGGTTAGCATACTTCTTGCGATCCATCATGGCTCCGGCTAGGATCTTGAGTTGTGTCGAGCTCATCTTTACTATTATGTTCATGGTTTACCTTTCGTAATTAGATAAGCATAAGGGGGTGGGGTTGGGGTGACAAGTGGTTTGTGTCGCTTGGTCTGTGAGGATTACGGAGGATGGGGTCCAGCTCTGGGTACGCGGGAGCCTGTGCCAAAAATGCCACACCACACCCGTTGGTGGGGGCGGGTTGCCTAATTGCAACAGTAGGGCAAGGCTTGCGCCCTGCCCATTGTGCGTTGCCCGTTGCCTTACTTGCTAGGTGCTACAAGCCACGCTTGCGCAACATTGCTTGCCCACGTTGGCATATTGTGCGCGGCCCAGCCACCGCGCGGTGGGGCAATGCTGCTAGCCGCTGCGCCTGCTACAAGCGCGGCGCGGTATGCTGCCAGCGTAAAGCCTTTAGGGTGCGCGGTAGTAAGTGCGCGTGCCACGGCTTGTGCGTAGCTGCGGTGCGTACCACCGCGTACAGGTGGCATAATGCCAGCCACAAAAAGCGGTGCTTGTGGCGCTGCTGCTTGCTGTGCTTTGGTGCCTGTAGCTGCCTTGGTAGTTGCCACGGTAGCACTGCCCGTTGCTGCCGTTGCGGTAGGCGCTGTGCGCTTTGCTACAGTTGCGTTTGCCTTGCGTGTGTTAGTGTTTGCCATTGGGTAGCCTTACTTAGTTTGTGGGCGTTGCATTATTGCTTGCCCTACAATTACCTTACATATGCGGGCCGCATAAGCCAAGTAAAAACGGAGCAACATTATTGCGTTGTTTACCCTGTTTTAGCAACATTAGTACGCGCAACATTGTTACCCGTTTGCGCAACATTGTTGCGTGACCGTTTTGCAGCGCGACCGAGCGAAAGAGAGACGGTTGGAGAGATGGAGATTCCGATGGACGGACTCGGCGAAAAAGAAGAAAACGAAGAAGAGGAAATCCACATAGAGACGGAGAGTCCGATGGACGGACTCGGCGAAACTCTTTCGTGTTAGGTGCCGTGCTGCACACAGATTTCTGTAAAGAGATCTGGCTCTCCACAAATGCCACTGAGAACGTCTTCGTAAATACCAAGCGCCTCTTCTTCACTCATGGTCCACCGGTCCCAGTCAGTCATGGCTCCTTCGTTAAAGTACCAAGTGATATCGAAGGTTCCTTCGTCATTCTTGGCAACTTCTATAACGTCTTTCCCGTGGTTTGGTACTGGGCTTGTTTTGATAATCTGCATGGTTTTCTCCAAGTTGTGTGGTAGCTATACAAACACAATAACCCAAGGACGCAGCAAAGACTAATTCTATTTGTCACTGTCTCAGAGAGATCATATGAGAATATACGGAAGAAGAGGATGAAGATGAAGACATCCTTACTTCGACACCGAATCCGTTAGACGGACTCGGCGAAATTTGAAGATCAGCTCGCTGTGTCTCGGGCACTGAGAAGCCCAGCAAAGAGGATGACCGCTTGTTCCATGGTCTGCATGGTTTCGTTGAGGAAGATCTTCTCACCGTTGACAGACTGGACTTGAATATAACCATCTTCCACGGTGATGACATAGTCTGGGGCGAAGTCTTTCATATCTGCTTGTGGTTTCACAAGTGCCACGTTTGTAGAAGAATCGTACCATGCGAAGAATGTCATTTGGTAGCCTTTCGGTTTGGGTTAACAGGTTATGCCCTACCATGCCATGCACGGTAAGGTGTGACTAACTCTATTTATCCTTTGCTGACATCTACAATAGCGTAGGCCAACGCCACGTTGAAATCTGGGAATTCTGTAAACAAGAGACCTTGTGGACTGGAGAGGAAATACCAGTGAATATCTAGGATTGAGATGTAAGCGGAGACACCTGCTGGACCTGTGAGACATACTGTTGACAGATCTACTAACGACACTTCGATATTCTTGTAACCGGACTGAGACAAGCCAGAGTTGGTTGAACATAAAAGATTGGAAGTAGATACTTCTACTGGTACGAGTTTATTTGCGAGGGACGTAGGCATGATTATCTCCAAGTTGTGTGGTAGCTATGCTTTACTATGCAACACGCCGCGCGTTGTGACCAGTTCTATTTGTCTGGGTCATATGACGATCTACGAGATCTCAAAGATCTTTGGAAGATGAAGATGAAGATGAAGATGAAGACATGGAGATCGAGGAAGATGAAGACACCCTCCTATAGACACCGAATCTGACAGACTCACTCGGCGAAATTAATCTTCTTTGTCTTCAATCGGAGTTATGTCTGTCGCCGATCCAAATCTTGTCTCCCAATCATCGATGCTCTTTGTTTCCGCCGGAGCGACCAGAACTCCACCAGTGTGGCTCACTGCGATCTCTTGTTTGTCGCGGTATCCCTTGTCGTGTTTCTTCAGTTCCAACTCGATGAGGCGAATAGGGTAGATCGTCTCTTTGCCGACCAGTCCACCGTTCCTGTCGTACGTCTCTTTAATCGTACCATTGAAGAGGAGGTTTTGGTGATGCCCAATCAGCTTGTCTTTATACTCTTCTTCCTGCATGTAGAAGGCCTCGGCGAATTCTTCATCTTCTTCCATGTGTCGGCGAACTGTGAGAGTCGATACTCCGGCGGCTGCTGCGCTCTCTCCCATCCGTCCCCATTTCGCGTACTCCAACAAGAACACCTCTTTCGCCTTCTCGTCAAACTTGGTGCGGGACATACGGATCGCTGTTCGCCACTCGCCAGTGACTTGATCTTGAACGTCGTACTTTACGACCTTGGATCCTCGGCTGACGAGAGAGCGTGGGCGACGTCTCATCGCAAAAGCCTCGTCGTACTTCTGAGCGTAGTCTGTTTCGTCGTTGTTATCGTTGGTCATCTTAGTCCCTATCAGTGTACGGGCGAGCAAAGATCGTTGAGATCTCCCACTAAATAATTACCATCCAAGCCCAAGAAACGCAAGCCACCCATTCCTCTGACCTCAACTATCTATTTAGGGGAGTCAACCTATTTCTCTGAGAAAGTCCCTAAGTTATTGTATTATACTCTTTAATTTATAATAATAATAATATAATATTAAATACTCCCCTATCCCCTACCCTATACCGTAGCTACAGCCACTTTACCCCGCAACCGGACGTAGCCACCTTTGGGCCTAAACATTAATTATCTCCCGCCACTTTGTTGGGCCTTTACAACGCAAACAGAATAATATATCCTTCACCTTATATACAAAGGAGTATCCAATGGCTTACGAATATAACAGATTTCTACCAGAACGACCCAAGGTGAACAGCGAAGGAGAGACTCTATCTTACCGTACACATATCGATGATCCACACTCAAGGTACAGATTATACGACCCAGATAACATGACAGCACAAGTGATACTCTACCATTGGTGCAGAAATGACTTCGTTAACTTCGTATCAATCGCCGAGTTACGAGACATCTTATTCACAAACTTCCCATCTGTCAGTAAAAGTAACATGGGGCGGACTATTCTGCAAACAACTATCTACAACCCAAGAAGGCTGAAAGGTGTCACTAAAGACAACGATAAAGCAACAGCTTGCTATCTGTGGAGATTTAAAGAAGAGTTGCAATATGGTCTAGAATGGATGTTATCTATGTGGATATGGAGACTTGAAAACCAATGGAAAGATATTCACACAAACACAAACGAGCAACATGCTGAAATGACGCTTGATATTTTTGATGATTTAGCTGCGCTCAATGTGCGTGATATGGAGAGTTTGTATGCCGGAGAGGTTATGAACGAACACGCATTTGAGAGGGTGGAGAATATTGACTGGATG